TGGCTTTTCTTCCTTGCCACCTAGCCGCGTCCTACTGCTCGGGGTCAGGCCAAACTCGCCCATTAGCGAAGCCTGGAGCGCCACTAAACTGCGATACAACGGGCCAGCCGGATTCGGTTTGACCCCACCGAGGTCGGTTCGCATCACCGGGCCAGTGGCCCGCAGCTCGAGTAGGCACGCCTGCGTCGCAGCGTACACCTCGCACAAAGTCGCCAACGCTTCGCCGTCAGCGGTAGTGAGCGTGCCGAGGCCCAGCAGGATCGGCACGAGCTCGTTCCACTTCTCCACGGCGAGCGGCTCGACCATGAGACGCTTCGGCATCGGTGGCGAACCAGCCGGGGCCGGGAGGTCGGGCCGGATCGCACGCTTGCCAGGGTTGCCGGCCAGGCGGCGGACGCTGGCGGGTGCCGGCTTGGGTCCGCGTTTTCCCACGGTCAAAAACCTCGCGGAAACTTGCGGCCGCGCTCACGGAGGAAGCGACCGGGGTTTTTATTGGCCAAAGTTGGGGTGATGTCGACCACCCTGGTCTCGGCTCGCGGTCGGCCGCGAGGCCACGACCTGGCTCGCACACGCGACCGCGACGCGATTTTGCGACGCGACTTCGCCTTGCTCGCGTCGCGTTTTGCGTCCATGGCACGACCTGCAAAGCGTTTGACCATTCGCCACGTCGTACCTCGCACCACCTTGGCTAACAGGCACAACGTGGTCTGCTTGTGCGTACTCCTGGCAGACGGCACCGCAGGCTTTGCATTGCCACGCGTCCCGCGTCAGCACAGCCTGACGCCACCTCCTGTGTGCCTTGTCGCAGTAGCCGCGTGCCGCCGCGTTGGGCCTGGCACTATCGTCTCGCCGTTGACGCGACGCACGCAGACGCAGCGGCCTATGGGCGGGTATGCGTTGCGGCATAGGGGGGGGCGTGTCAGCTCTTGAACATCACCACACCCGTGGTGCCGGTGCTGTTCGTCGTGGCACTCACGATCTTCAGGTACTCCGTGCCGAACACTTCGTCAGGCAGCGAGTAGGCCCGGCCATCCGTGCTGGAAGGTGCGAGCGTCAGGTCGGCCACGCTGCCGTCAACCTTGTACAGACGGCGGAACGTGCCAGTGCTCGACGGGCTCACCCACATCTGCAGCGAGGTGGCATTGGTGCTCATCGTGCCAAACGACACGACTGCTCCTGCAACATCACGCATGTCGAGCGTGGTGGCCAGGCTCGTTGCCGTGTGCAGGGTGATGTCAAAGTCGCGGTACTTCCGCGAGATGGTGGCGTCAGACATGCGTGGTCTCCTGTGTCTCTAGGCTAGGGTGGCGTGGCGTTAGCCTTGCAGTGGATCGGGCGGCAGCATCGCCACGGCATCCGCCCACGGGATCACATCGACGCTCGGCAGGAGCACGGCCTGGTCGGCCGCTGCCCACATGGCGTGAAGCAGGCCGCCGGGCATGACCTCGGTCAGCACGTCGGCGCACAGCATCAGACGGCCATCGGTCAGGACGCGAGGGGCCGGGACGCAGTTTGTCGTGCCGTGTGCGGCGTGAAGTTGAGCAAGCCGGCCAGCCAGTTGCGGTGTGAAGACCAAGGCCAACTGCTTGGCGTCGGCGTCACTGATTGGAAGCGTGATGTCTGCGAGGGTCATAGGTTGCGCCCGAGCGTGGTTTGCAGCGTCTGGAGTGCCGTGTAGTAGGACGAAGCCTGCGAGGCCGTCATGGAAACACCGAGCGAGTAGGCTTGCATCCGGCCTGAAAAATAGGCCACCGGAGTTTCTGTGGTGGTGCCCTGCCCGAAAATGATGAGCTTGTTTGCGTCTGCGGTCGTCGTGCCGTTGTCGGTCGCTGTGCTGCTTACGGCAGAGCCGTTCCGATACAGAGCCGCAACGGTGGCGGACGTTCTTACGGCCACTAAATGCCCCGAGCCAGTTGTCAGCGTTCCCTCTAGCCCGCTGTTGCTCCCCACGGTTCGGTAAAACACGCGCGTACCGGCAGAGTAGCCAGGGAAAAAAGAATAAGAATTGGCACCGATAAACTGAGAGTTAGTCGCCATTAAGTCGCGCGAATAGACAGCGACGTGATTGTTCCACGGCGTCGCCGCAATATCGGACGGCGCAATACCGGGACGCAGGTACTTCGTGGAATTGCTTCCGCTGTTGAGCCCGCCGGTAGATCCCGTTTCGGTGTAGTCACCCGAGACGAAATTTAGGTTCGTGTCGGTCGTGTTCCCGTACTGCGTCCCGCCCAGTGACGGCCCGCGGAACAGCGGAACGAGGCAAGCGTTTAAGCCGGTCCCGCAGAACAGGTTTAGCCTGTAGAACCGGTCGCGGATTCCGGCCGAGTCAATTGCTTTGCAGAACTTGTTCACTGCCGACAGCGTCGTGCCGCTAACGCTGCCCCCGTTGGCGACTACCGCAGTCCTCCACGCAGCGGCCTCTGGATGCACTCCGCTGGCCTTCGGCCGCAGCAGCTTCGGATTCATCGCCATGCGTTAATTCTCCACCTTGGCTGCCTTGGCCTGCAGGGCGTACAGCAACTTCGTCTGTTCTGCCACGGCCTGGCTGATGTCTCGCTGCGTCTCGCCCAACTGCTTCACAAAGGAGCGGTGCTCTTCCACGAGCGGAAGCAGCACGTCGTTCCTGAGTATCCACCCGGCCGCAAGCGCCACGAGCACTGGGAAGCCCCAACGCTCCATGATGCCGAAGACGGTGTCTTTCGCTGCCTCAGTCATGGTGTCGGCTCTCGCGGACGAGTAGTCGCATGGCGGCCTGGTTCTCTTGCCGTTCCAGCCACCAGCGTATGAGGATTTTCACCACCTCTTGCACTAGTGCCCCCAGCACAAGCGTCAGGATGATGCCCATGCCGTACTGCTGACGCACTTGCCGCTCGATTGCCTTGGCCATGTGATGCCCGACCACGTCGCACTCGGCGGCGTCGCACTGTTGCAGCACGGGGATAGGCCACGATGCGACAGCACGGCGAACGATGCGGCCGACGATCCGCCGGCCTGCGATGGTCCGCTGGACTGTGGGCACTCGGTCCCATGCGTACTGCTCGAGCTCGTTGATCGTCATGGCTTGCACTTCCCGTCAGGGCAACGCACCACCACGCTCTTCGGCTCACGGCCCGTGCCGCCGCATGCTTGGCAGGTGACTTTGATGCGGCCGTCGCCCACGTAACCGAGCCCGTCGCAGTTCTTGCACTTGCCATCGCTGGGCGGTGCAGGAGTTGGGGCGATCTCTTGCCGCATCTGCACGACCATGCGGGCCGTCTCGGCGGCCAGGTCGGCGGTGAGCCCGTTGTCGCCTGGCAGCGTGGCGACGCAACCGGCCATCACGACGAGAAAGGCGAGAATGAACCGCATTACATGATTCCCCTGAGCCAGTTCTCTGGAAGCTGCGTGGGCTTGAAGCCGCTGAAGCCGGCGTAGACGTAGGAATCACGCCCGGCGAGCATGCGGTCGCACACGTCAGCGTCTATCCAGAACGAGCAATTGCGGACGGCGTCGGGCATGTCGTGCGGGTAGTGCTTGCCCACCGTGTTGGAGTCGCCCCACGAGTTGGCACAGAGCAGGCCGGGCCGCTTGCCGTGGCGGGCTCCTATCAGGCACATGCAATGCCACCAGACGCCGCCGGCCCGGCAGAACCCGTCCTCGTCTCGGCTCATGCTGAAGCCCTGGCCGCTGCACACCACGACCGGGTAGCCATTGCTGATCGCCGCAGCCGCCTCGTTGAAGTTCGTGGCCAGCGTGGTCTCGCTGCACCGCCTTTCCTTGGCGTACGGCTCGAGCACATCGGGCACGCCGTTCCGGCCCCACTCCCGGTCTCTGGCCTGCTTTCCTTCCTCGCGGATCACCGTGCCGCCGTAGTCCACGCCATAGTGCAGCGAGCCGAAGTCCCTGATCGCCTTGGCGGCGTGGAATCCCGTTGACCCGTCGCCGCCGGTGTTGGCACGGATGCCACGGGCCTCAACTCGGCTGAACCCGTAGAGGCTTGATTCAATCGTGCGGCCCTTCCACGCCTCTGGCTCCTTCCGCCAGTGAATGTCGCACGCAGCGAGCACGTCTACCGCCAGACTGCTTCCCCAGCCGACGCAGCTACCCACTGAACCCTGCGAACCACGCTTCCACTTGCTGTCGCAGGCAAGTAGGGCCGGATACAGCATCACGTCTTCGCCAGCCGCCCGCAGGTCAGGCCCGGCCGAGGCCAGCGTAGGGTGCGGCAGAGTCGCCACGAACGACTCGGCATTTTCAGGATCGGGCACGTAGCCCATGCCACGGTCGGCCATGCGTCACCCTCTTCCGACGCCGGCCCACGCCACAGCACGACAGAACGCCACGTAGCGGCCACGCACGTCTGCGGTCACCGGAACCACGTCTGTGCCAACGGCGGCCCCGTAGGCGGCCTCTACGGCCTTGCGGAGCGGCTCGTTGCTTCCCGGCACGTGCCCGCCAATCCGACGCCAGCCGATGTCGATGGCCAGGGCCGTGAACGCTCGCAGCGAACGGGTGTCGGTGAACACCACCTCGGTGGTCACGGCATCGCCTGCCGCCACGGTCGCAGCCTTCGTCCAGACCTCGGACCACAGGGCACGGTCTACAGCCGACGCACCACGCAGGGCATCGGCAATCGGCTGAACCAGCGTCTGCATATCAGCACTCGGCGTCTCAACGGAAACACGGGCCGGGGCGGCCGGCAGTGTGGGCAGCGGCACCTTGCCCCACGCAGCGGCGAGCAGCAGGGCAATGGCCGCAGCCCGGCTCAGTAGGCCGGCTTTTTCTTTTGCGGCTTCCACCGCGTGACTCGCCGCTGCTCGGATCTGCGACCAGTACGGAGCCACCGCGAGAGCAACCGCCAGAGCGACGGCAGCGGCACGAAATGCAGTGTCGGCATTCACCGTGCGCCCTCGACTTGCAGAAGGCACCACCGCACGAGGGCTTCGCCCTCCTTGGTCTTCAGCAGGTCGCTGACAAGCCGCACCAACTGGTCATCGGCCTGGGCCTTCGTCTTGGACGCCAGCCACTCGGCCGCCTCGCTGACAATGATGCTTCGCTTGTACGGGTCAAGCTCGTTGACGAACCGCTGGCCGTAGCCGATGAGCGGCGACCAGGCCGAGAGCAGTTGCAGCTGCTGCCAGATGTTGAGGTTTGCCCCGTACTGAGCGAGCTCGGCGGGCGTGGCTTCGTAGTTCACTTTGCGTCCTCCTCTCCCGATTCTGCCTCGTCATCGTCACCCCCTTGCAGCGGCGTGACATTCACCGTGTCGTTGAGCCAATCCCATACCGAGCGGTAGCAGTCCTCGGCCTCGTCTGCGATGTCTCGCTTGTCCAGCCGAAATGGCTGCTTGAACTGCTCTTCCTCAAGCACCTTGCCGTTGCCATCTGTCATGTAGGCGTAGGCGTACAGCGCCCCGTATTCCACGACGATTCGCCGGTGCACGTGATCTGGTCCGCTCACCACTGCACCTCGCCCGCCTGGTCTTCAAACGCTTCACGGGCCTCGTCGGTCATCTCGATGCGTTTGAGCGTCACGGGCTGGCTCTTGATGACGCGGCGATCCTCGCGGACTTCCTCGGTCCACGTGGACTGAATCACCCGCTTCGCCTTCTCAATTTCGCCGGGCGTCGGGTCACGCTGACGCACGGGCTTGGCCCGCAGCCGCCGGTCGTGCCGGGGCGGCAATCCCCACACGTGCTTGAGTCGGATGACTTGGTCGCGGGAAATCGTCCAACGCTCGCACAATGCCCGCATGGGCATGTGCGTGAGCCAATCGGCACGGAATGCGGCAACGCTAATGGTCGCCGTGATGCCCTTCATCGTCGCTCATCCATGCCATGACGCATCGCTGCGACGGGTTCAGGTACAGGTGCTGGCCCGTGGCGTTGGCGATGCTGCGGTGATAGGGGACATGCTCGCAGTCTTTCGCACCGTCATACGTCCCTTGCAGGAACGCTTCCGTGCGATAGATGCAAAGACCGCCGAAGGCAGACGAGACGAGCACGGGCGGTGATCCGACAGGCGGAAGCCACTGATGCTTCCATCCGCCGAGCCCTGCGGTGTAATCGTCGAAGTCGCAATCGTCTTGCCCAACGCCACGCAACGCCCAGGCGTCATAGTGCGTCCATCCCTTGCCGATCTTCGGCTGGCGATCCTCGCCCATGCCGAGCATCGTGAACTCGTTGAGCGACACGCTGGCCATGCCGTATGCACCGGGCATCTCAACGAGCCACCCGATGCCGTTGAGCAGCCCGCTGTGCGACCAGCCGCCCCACTGGTCCCAGTCGATGACGATCACGTAGTCGGCGTCGGCGGCACAGTCACGCACCCACCGCTGGCATGCGTCGCGGTACTCGGCCAAGGCGATAGTGCGACGGCCGGCGAACTCGGCTCCGTAGTGCTCGCGGCCCAGCGTCTGTGACGTGAACGTCGCCTGCTTGTACGCTTCAGCGAACGCTTGGAGAACCTCAAGCGTCTGGTCAGTGCTGTCGTTTTCTTCGATGTGCAACGCCCACGATTTGCACGACCGCACAAGGTGCTCGAGCCGGCCGAGATTCTCGGCGAGACGCACGCCGCAGTTTCGGGCCAGGCCGACAAAGGCAACCTTTGAGTGTGCCAGCCGATCCACGCCTTCCGTGTACCGCTTTTGGTACAGATCGGCGAACGGCTCAAGCGGATAAATGAGGTGGTCGGGGATCTTCATTTCTTCCACGCGACTCCGAGGCCGTAGTCATCGGCGATGATCTCGTGCGGTGCGTTGTGCTTCGCCACGAACTCGTCAAA